CACGACAACAACAAATAAAACCTTCCCGGGGGAAAAGCTACGGGGCCGTACGGCAGCGAGGTGCGAATAACCAGAAGGCACTTCAAATCTGTTCACGAAATCGACGTGAGATCGAGGATAAATTAAAAACCATTTATCCAAAACACAAAGCAACAAAGTTGTACAAAGTTGCAAAAGCTGTAGCAGATACAGCAGGAACAAGAGATCTCACCTCGAATCTTCCAGCCATCGCACAATACATCCAGGATCACACGGATATGCATGGCAAACTTGTTCTTCAAGCAGAACCACAAGTCAAACAGAAAGAAGAACAACCAAAGCAGGAGCAAAAGGAGAAGAAACAAAAGAAAAGCAAACAGAAAGAACAATATATGCCTCCAAAACAGTTCCAAAAGGAAGAAAGTGAATCATCAGATGATGAAAAGGATCAATCACAAGATGTTCAACCAGAACAACAGAACGATGATCAACAACAAGGAAATCAACAGCAACAACAACAATCAGGAAATCAAGAACAACAAGACCAACAAGCACGAGGAGAAAATCAAAATGATCAAAATGATCCAGAGAAGGAAAGGAAAAGACAAGAAGCAATTCAATGGAGAAATGTTGCATACACACATGTTGAAAAATATTGTGGAAAGATTGAAACAATTAAGATGCACCGTGATGACAAAATCTATCCCAATGGTGCCAAGATCAGACAGGATGTTCCCCAAGTAGATCAAATCAGTGGAACAGAACGCTCAACATTCACGCTCAATGAACTCACGAAGCATACATTACAATTACCATTCATTGACGTCGAGTGTGGAGTCGAATGTGAAACTGCATTCTGTCAAACACATGTGGGACCACATGGACCAAATCCACATGGACACACTTCAATCCTCAAAGCATATCTTTCCGCATTGATACATCATAATAATTTGAACACAATCGACATAACAGGAACACACAAGTTTTCACATAAAGGAGAAAATGGAGCATACTTTGTTTGTGTACTTGACAACATTGCACTCAAAGCACACTGGAATAATATCATTAATTCAAGAATCCCATTGTTGTTGATAACAGAATTTCATGGAGAAGGAGTACATTTTGGAAATGAATATGTTTATTGTTGTAAAGAAGGAAATGTTCATGGAATATCAAATGGATCCAAACATGATTGGTATGACATCAATCCACCAGATGTCATCTCAGGTAACAGAGGACACGTCGGAAACAGACACTTCAGAACATTAATCGAATTTGGACCACAACGATTAATCATTATCGACGACGAAGATCATGGTTGCGACGACACAAAAGTTAAAATTGACATTTATCAAGCACCAACAATGAAAACAGTCCAAACCAAGTCCAGAACTGTGTATCCCATTGGATACACCTCAAATGTGGAAACAGAGACATTCGAAACAGGTGAAGAAGCTGACAAACAGGACATGTACGAAAGCATTGTCCCATTAGATCCGCCTGAAATGGTCGAGACAGCCCAGAAGGAGTATGATATATTATTCGAGAAAGCAAAGGAAGATGGGTATGTAACTCTTTCCGAATCAATTATTTCATTCATGCTCTCATGGTTTGTCCACGTTCCATTATGGGTGATCTATTTCTTGCTTCCAAAGAAGAAATTATTATTCAGCATTTGTTACACAATCTTCACACTCATTCCATTCATATGGATTCTCATCAAGGATTGGATACCGTTGATGAAGAGAATTAACAGGTTTTCGGTGCTGATTAAAGCGAAGAATTATAAGTATGAGTATCTTACATGTTTCATGATTGTAGGATCAGTAATTTTGTTTGTTATGACGATATCCTTCGCTATCGTGCCACTTCCGCACTGGTCGACATTTGCATTAATAGCAGCAGCCATCGAAACATTCATAACACACAAGCACATCGCAAAACAATCTTTCCGATACATTGCAACGGAAGCCAACTTCAAATGGTTAGTTGAGTGGAAAGAAGATCCGACACAACCGAAACCAATCAAGTTTGATTTGGAATATGGCCAGGATGTACACTTGTATGGAAAACATGCTGAAGCATTTGCAGAATTCGTCAAGAACAGAAAGCGCGCAAAGGACGGACTACCTTTCGGCTTTTATTATGTGGATAAATGGAACATAATACGACTCCCTCAAAATCACCACCAGGTCAACTACACGAATTTGATGGAACTCGTCAAACAGTACAATAATAGTTTAGGACATCAAGCTGTCAATGCAGCACCTAAATTCAATGATCTTTTCAGATCCACATACACTGCAGAATCAGAAAACATCGTTGCATTACCAGATTATTCGCGAATGCAAACAAATCTTGTTGTCACTCCATACACAGTTAATTACGATGAGAAACCAGAATCAGTAAAGATCTCATTAACATGTATTCCAGAGTACACGAAATTCACCATGGCAGCACTTAACGAAGAGTCCATTAAGCACAGTGTCAGTAATAGAATATTACAACCTGTTGAACCAAAGAAAAGCATCGATTATTACAAGAAAATGTACACACAATTTATGGCAAAGGTTGGTTTCAGGATCGTTCCAGAAGAAGTCCCAGATTTGCGAAGATATTCAGGAAGAAAACTCAAAAGATTCGAAAAAGGATTACAAAGAGAAGACAATCCAATCATCATCTATGACACTTTTGCAAAGTCAGAAGTTTTACCAGAAGAAAATTTGTCAAAGAAAGCAACACGTTTCATATTTGCGAATAATCCCAGTTTCAATGCAAAATCTGTTAATTTCTTCCATCAATTCGAAGAACAACTGTTGAGTTCAGGATTCTTTGCCAAAGGAAAAACGTTTGATCAGAGAATGGATCAAATTAGAACTGTATTTGAGAACCACAAGGGAAAGTGTTTATGTGTAGATTTCAGCAATTTCGACGCACATCACAGAGACGAAGCATATATTGCAGAGTTGGAATGTTATGAAATGATGGGACTTCCAAAGTATGATGTATCAAAATTGAAGAAGGGGCTTAAATTCGGAGTCGTTGATTTCCGATACCCACACCGAGCATCAGGTGATTTATTCACAGGATCAGGAAACTGCTTTGTTATTGCATCAATGTTCAAATCACTCAATTATGTGAATGAAATAATTTGTGATGGAGATGATACATTGGTTTTCGTGGACGAACATTTCGATGAACAAGTACTTATCCGAGACATCAAGGATATGGGTTACAAATTGAAAGTAGATAAGATCGTCAGCTACAAAGATTATCATTCAGGAAGCGATACAGTATCTTTCTGTCAGATGGAATACAATGAAGCGAGCTATAAATGCGATTATGCAAGAAGATTGAACAAAGCATTCACAATAGCAGCGAATAATCCAGTAGCAGCACAGAATATGTTGAAAGGTAAAATTGGTGCTATTGCCGCGTTACAGTTAATCGGCGTCAAGTTCAGATATCAAAACAAGGTCATATATATTGATGATGCACATGTTCCATTTTATTATGATGATTCTACGTATTGGTTTACAGAAGCATGCAATGGATGTACACACATGGATATGACAGAGGCTCCAGAAATAGCTCTGGACGATCCATTGAATTCAGTCTTGTACAGAATCGTCAAACATATTATAACGAAAGCACCAGATGAAAATATAATTCAACACAAAACAAAATGCGATCAAGCAAAACAAAACAAATTAAGTCAGCTAATAAGCAGACCAAAACGAGACAGACTCGGAAAGTTACTAAGAACAGAAATCCAATTGCTAACGACTTCAGAATCAAGAGAAGAGAATTCTGGTTCCAAGCAACAGGAGATAACTCATCAATCTTCAAATCATTTAGAGAAGATTCATATCCCATTTGGTTTAACCAATTGGCGACAATGTACGAGAACTACCAAATGCATTCGGTACGGATCTCTTGGGTCAGTGGATTTGCAAGCACAACATCAGGAACATTATTCGCAAGTTATAATGCAAATCCAAACGATACACCAAATTTCGATGAGACCATTATCTCAGCACAAAAGAACGCGAAATCAGTATGGGTTGCGCGAAGCGGAAGCATTCTAATTCCAAAAGAAGCATGGGTCCAAACGCCATCCAGAAAATACACAAGAGGGCCTGAGAGTTATTTATTTGATTTCATCTTAAAATACTCAGCCTCTGTTAGCGGTTCTGTTCGAGTATTCATCGAGTATGATGTGACATTCCATGTTCCACAACTTCAAAGATTGTCATCACAAGCAGGGCCTGGACCGGCCATAATAGCTAGTGATCCCGAAGGAAACACCACAGTTTCCGCTGCGACAGTGATCGCACGGGCGGCATACAAATCGGTTAAGGTAGCTGCCGATTTTGCCAAGCGGTTGAGCTTGTCTCTTCCTGCTGGCTATGCCGGAAACCTCTCCCCACTTAAGGTCTTTTTCACATCGGGGGAAGCTCCAGAGGACTCAGGTGATTACGCGGTTGCGTTCACCCCAACGGAAAATGGAATGAGAGTGGAAAACAACACCGAAAGTCCATTCGATGTTTTTGGATCTGTAGAAGACTCACAAGATCCAAGTGCAAGTCCAAGTTCAACAGTACCACCACATTCAAACATTCTTCTTAACACGGTGGATCAGCTCACAGGAATAATGAAATTGCCTGGTCTTGCATCTAATATCCACGTACCCAATTCCTGGGCGGGAATTGTGAATATGGCAATCGACAATTTGATCTTCTAAGTGGTTCTCCCAAGTCATATTCAGCATCATACAATCTGTGGGGGGTTGAGTGGTTATATCCCATTTGAAAACCACAACACCGCGGGTGCCTAGCCAACACCCAATAGGAAATCTGCTAAGACGTCACCAAGTCACTGACAAGGGACCGAGCGGAGATCCGGGAACGAAAGTTAAG